GAAGATCCATCGTCCTGTCCGCAAGGCTGTGACCAAAGAACTTGTGCGGCATAGGAATGGGGCAGATAGAACAGAAGGGGACGTAATCTATCTCTTCGTTCTCTAGGATCTCGTTGCCCGCATAAACCACCTTACGAAGCTCTGCAATCCCGTCATCGTCATAGTCCGCACGAATGTAGCACTCAAAAACCTCTACCTCTTCCATGCTCTTATCTATGGCAGAAGCCTGGTTTAGGGGCTGCTCACCCTGCGAGAACCGCGCAACCCTCTCTGGCGTGTACTCTAAGTCTTCATACGTTGGCAGGTCTTCTACTACGTCTGAATCAAAGCCCATCGCAATCAACTCTGACCGCGTGGTTAGCTTCCTGTGGGCGCAGAAGGGCGAGTCTTTAATTGTCCGCGCCTTCTTGGAGATGATGAACTCCTCTGGAGGTACGTTCTCAATCCTGACCTGACCGAACTTCTGAACCTTGCGGATCTTCACATCGTAGACAAAGATAGGCTCCATCTTTGGTTCAGGCATCACGCCCGTCTGTTGAGCCGCCATCATCTCTTCTGGGCTTGGGGGAACAGGAACCTCACCCACCTTACGCTTGTCTTGCTCAACCACTTCCACGGTCTCATCCGCAAGCATCAGGGTTAGTTCGTCCTCTGTCAGGTCTTCGTACTCTTCTGAGTTAACCTGCTTCTCATCGTCCCAATAGACCTTAACAATGCCGTTCTTTTGTAGCAGAGCATCCTTAAACCAAATGTTTAGGATGGAGAAGCCAGGGTTGTCCCTGTAGAAAATGTAATTTAGGTAGCCTGTGATCTGCTTGGCAATCTCTTCATCGCCTGGGCCTTCTGGCTCCGCACGAACAATATCATCACCTTGGGTAAAGACTCTCAGCAGGGCAGGCAGCGCAGCATCTACAGCCTCAGCAACCTCACCCGTAACAATCGTAGACCGACCCTCAACCTCGTTGCCATAAAAAGCGCGATTGTAGTAATTGATCGCCTTGCGTCTTTCTTCAGTCGTCTCCGACTCTATGTAGCCAAGCGCATTATCTATCTCGCCCTGGACTACTGTTTTTAGCTTTAGATCATCCATTTACACAATCCATTTTGTCTTGATGTTTAGGGGTTTATCCCAGGTAGAGTTTGTCTCAATGCCCAAAGCAAGATACCGGAAAGCGTCAGACCCATGACTGCTCCAATCATGCAAGGGCCGCGCATAAAAAACCTGTCTCTTCTCATCGTATTCACGCCTGTAGTTCCGCAAGCAATCTAGGCCCTGTTTAACTGCGGGCATATTGAACCAGCACTTAGGCAGGAGCCTTCTCACCGCCTGGATGCCATCGTCTACATTTAACCTTGGGATAACAGTACAGTCTAAGCCAGCCTCTCTTAAGACTTCTAAGCGGCTCTTACCTGTGGTTAACTCTCTTACCTGTACATCGTGGGGCAGTAACTGAGTGGCCTTATGCCAGTCTCTGTGGGTTAGTTCTCTGACGTACCAGTCTAAGCCCTGACCGTGATTCTCGATATAGTCCATGAGCCTAACTTCTTGGCCCGCGACTTGGACAACCCATATTGCCGTACTGTCGCCCATCCCCAAATCCCAGCTCGCAAAGGTCTTGCAGAGGTCATCTCTTGGGATTTCCTTAAATCTTTCTTCTGCGAGTTCGTTAAGTATTGTCCCGTAGTAACTACCCTCCACCGCAGCTGAGAAGGAACACTCAAACTCCTGAAAATACTTATCATCCCCCATCTCTTTTCTTGCAGCCTCAAGCTCGGCTTGAGGGAGGATGCCAGTCTGCGAAGCCTTAAACTCCAGTAATGCCCAGTCGTCCTCTTTCTCAGCGCGATCTCGCAGTTCCTTAAAGTGGTTCTGGCCTTTAGGGGTTCCAATAAATAATGCCCACCCGCCCCTGTCCGCAAGGGCAGGTCTTAGAATCTCGTTCCAGATCTTAGGGTTCATATCCCCTACCTCATCCAGAACTACACCGTCTAAGTAGATACCTCGGAGACTGTCTGGGTTGTCTGCACCATATAAGGAGATGCGCCTACCATAGAAGTCCACCCGCAACTCTGAGATGTTTGCTGTTGCTTCTAACGGGTCTGTGTATTTAAGCAGATAGTCCCAGGCTACCCTTTTGCTTTGTGTGTATGTTGGGGCGATATAGGCATAACGAGGAGATTCCCTGTTGGATTGCAGCGCAGCCTTAATGAGGTGGTTGATTGCCGCAACAGACTTCCCCATGCGCCTGTGCGCCACGGAGACAACAAATCGAGTTCCATCAAGAGCATTGTGAATGTCAAGCTGTGGCCCCCTTGGTTTGTAAGGAATGGTTACTTCGGCCAATTTACAACCAGAGGCGTACCGTCTGGGCCTGTATGTTCCTGCACCTGAGTTTCTTTCCAGCCAGCCCTAGTCTTTAACCAAAAGATCATCGCTGTTGTATTGCCGTTCCTAGCTTGCTCGTAAAGACTTTTGCCTACCTGCGCGTTGGCATCTATTCGCCCATCGTCTAGCTCTTGCTTGTAATACTTGGTGAGAGTATCCGCACTTATGCCCATCTTAGCCGCGATGTCTTCGTGCCTAATACCAACCGCAGCCAAGGTTCTAACCTGTAACTTACCCTGGTCAGTCGGTTGGTGAGCTGGTCTGCCCACTCCTTCTGCCATTTTATATCTCCGCTAAATTAACAATTCTGCTTTCTTGCCCGTAAAATCTTCCCACCGCTTTACTATTACATCGCAATACTTGGGGTCTAGTTCCATGCTGAAGTTAGTGCGACCTAACTTCTCACAGGCAATCATCGTGGAGCCGGAGCCGCCAAATAAATCTAATACCGATCCAACTCCATCTGAATAGTTTATTGAAAACTCAATAACCTCAAGAGGCTTTTGTGTTGGATGAACTGATCCTTGTAATTTTGCCCTGTTTACTGTTAAAGACCTTAAAGGTTTGTTAAGGTTTGTCCAAGCAAGTTCGCCATCCGAGGCTGTTAAAGCGCCGTCTTGACCTTTACCCCAATATAACCAACCTCTTGATGCCGGAAGGATGTCAGCAAAATAATTGCCACCCCAAATTACAGATGGAACATTCAAAGAAACAATGTAATTAAAAACTTCATCTGTTGGTCTTTCAGAATCCCATCCTCTAAATTCATGTGCTTTTCTATTATGTTTTGGGTTTGATGTTTTGCTCTCTTTCTGCCCATCAATCCCTATGCCATAAGGTGGGTCTGTGACAACACTTCCGACATGATTTCCATTTAAAAGTTTATCAATAGCATCTATGCTAGTAGAGTCCCCGCACATAAGCCTGTGCCGCCCTAGCTGGTATATGTCCCCAGGCTTTGTCTTAGGCTCCTCTGGTGCGTCTGGAACTGCGTCCTCATCTGTAAGCCCCTCTGTGGGTTCTACAGGGTCTAGCAAGTCTTTCAGTTCCGCAGGGTCAAATCCTAATAGCTCTAGCGCAAAGTCATCCGCAAGCAGATCGTTTAGCTCTATGGTGAGTAACTCGTTGTCCCACCCTGCATTTAGAGCCAGCCTGTTGTCCGCAATAATGTAAGCCTTGCGCTGCGTCTCTGTAAGGTGTTCTAACCGCACACATGGGACTTCTGTTAGTCCTAGCTTCCTAGCCGCCTGTAAGCGTCCGTGGCCCGCAATGATGCCGCTGTCCTTGTCCACCAGGATAGGATTGTTAAAGCCAAACTCTTTTATGGAGGCCGCAATCTGCGCGACCTGCTCATCCGAGTGTGTCCTACTGTTGTTTATGTAGGGTATGAGTGTTGCTAACTGTATCTGCTCGATCTGCAAGTCCGAATCCTCTACGGGGTGTTCGTAGTTATTTTACAACAGTTTATTCGTTATAGCCGAACTCATAAGGATAACCTTCTGAAGCCAAAGTTTTGGCCCTTACCTTCTTTGACAGTATTTCGTACTCATCGCCTACCGTCCTTTCGCCATGCATATCCGCATAGGTCTTGCTGGTAGTTACCCAGTCACCGCTATTGATTTCTTTTACGCCTTTAGGAACCGCACGATAAACAGTTACCTCTGCATCTGGCTTGCCTTTAGCCTTAAATGCCGCAGCAAACCATTCTGCATCCACATCAGGATTGCCAAGACCGTACAAACGCTTGCCTCGGCTACTGTAAACATCTGCGGGCATGATTCCCTCAAGGCTATCTAAAGTCGCTCCGTAGGTTTCTACATTTGGTGCTGAATGACTACCTCGGTAGGATGTTTCTGCCACACTCTGTGCTGGTTGGTCTAAGAGGCCAGCCATTTGTGGGTCACTTATAGCTGATTTAATTTGATTTGGGTTAAAGGCAATGTACTCATCTTTGCCACCAATCTTTACTACGGCTCCGTCATAACCCTCATCAATGAGTTGTTGACGCAAATCCATCGCCATTTTATTTGCCCGTTTACTACCAGCAATTGCGGAAGCCTCAATAGCTGCTTGGCCTTCTTTTGTCTTCCAAGCATTTACAGGCAAAGATGACGACTCATCAAATAAAGCCATTGATATGTCATTCATTTGCTTATAAGTGAGTCTTTTGGGATTTTTTATATCCAAATAAACCGGCCTTACATTGCCACCTTCTTTGCCCCAATCAGTCGCATATCTACTTGCCTCTGATGGAGACTCACTAAAAAAATAACCCATCTTGCTTGTTGGATTGCCAGTCTTTGCGCCAAGCATGGACTCACTAAACTGCTCAAACTCTTTATTTGTTCCGTGATACAAGAGTTTTGGGTTTCCAGCCTCGTCTACCACTTTTGTCTCAGGCAACACCCTAGCCGCAATCTCTGGGCTAATAGCACCCGTAGGTGGCTCTGTCTGTATCTGCCGCACTAAGTCCTGTATTCCCCTAGCTGTCGGTCTAGCCGCAGGCGCACCGAAAGGAATCATACCGACCACATCTGCTAGGTATTCCCTGTCCGCAGTAATCGGGATGTTGCTTTGTGTTGGCATCCTAAACAGCGGATCACCATAAGACAGCTTCTCTACTGTTTCGGCAGAGGGAAGCATAAGCTGACGCACTAGGCCCATCACATCTAAACTTTTAGGCAGGAACTCAGGAGCCGCAATATCGCCCTCTGTAGTCCGCAGCATTCTTGCTAGCTGACCTAAGAGTCGATTCTGCTCTG